TTTTCTCATTTTATAAATTTGTGTTGTTTTTTTCTTTGCACCTAATATGTCTTCTTCTGCTTCATCTAATAAATCTAATCTTTCTTGTTTAAATGTTTTCCCAGTTTCAGGATTTATTCTATCGCTCATTTTTTCATTAATTGTATCTCTTCGTTTTTGAAATGAATCTGCATCTATTTTATTAAGATTGTATCCTGCCATAATACCACCAGCAGTATTATAATCATCGGTAACAATTCTGCCTATGTTATCTGTAAATATACCAGCACCCCTTGCTTGGTTTTCCATAATCGCTCTTTGGTTTACAGGCATTACACCTTTTAAAGCATTACCTAAAAATTGTGCACCTTTTATTGCTGTGCCTACACCTGGTATGAAACCTGCTGCAGTTAACATTGCTTGTTGTATTCCTGAAGGAGTTGGTTTATTAAAATAATTTTGATTCATGTCCATTTGTTTTATATCCATTGTACTTGGATTAGCTCCATATTCTGAATATCTTCTAAAATCGTAGTCAGGTCTAAAGTCAGTTCTTATCTGACTCATGTCAGCATTGTACGGATCAAAACCGCCACTGCCAGTAAAAGCATTAGTTGCAACGATACCTTGGTCAACTACTGGTTCTTGATCTTCAGGTAACTCAAAAGGATTTTGTAAATATTTTTGTTGTGGGACATATTTAAAACCTCTGTCTCGTATCTCTTGGTCTGTAGCCATTATCCTCTTCTCCCATCTGGTTGAATATCTAATCTAAAAGTTCCCACTTTCCAATCTTGCGATGCCGCTATATTTTGTACTTTAAAAGCGATTGCACGCGCACGTATTCTAACATCTTGTTTTTTTGTAGCACTAGTTATATCAAAATTTGTAGTAGTTTCACTACTATTTGGATAATCTTTAGTCACAAAAGATATTCTAGTTGCACCGGTCTGTTGGATAAAATCAGGTATAAACCTTCTAATTTTTGCAATGTATTCTCCGTCTCCTCTAAGATCAGGCATACCTACAACAGCTCCTGTAGTGCTTCTTTTTTGTGTAATATCAAAATCACCTGATTCTATGTTTGCAAGAACAGCGGTAACGACCCCTCCTGCATTTACTTGATCAGTCCCTGTTTCCTGTTCATAGTATATTGTAGTTCCGTTTGTGTTACCTACCACATCGTAAGATGCATTATCATCATTCCTATAATAACATGCATGAGGTTTATCAAATACAGCCGAATCTGCCCAAGCTGTTCTAGCTAAAGACCCTGTTGTCCATATAGATCTTTCTCTACTAGACTCTAAATAATTATATGTAACAACTCGATCAACTACATTAGATCCATTAGAACAATAAAACCAATTAACTTCTGTAAACAAATTATTTAATCCACAGTTAATTAGATCTCTTGAAGTTGTATTAATATCGTCGTAGACATAGTCTTCAACCAAACAAGGCATTGATTTTAATTGACCATCGTATGTAAAGAAACCATTTTCAGACATCCAATAAGCGGCTCCATTAACTTCAACACAAGCATTCTTACCAATTAGTCCGCAGTTAGTTCCGGCTTGTTCAAAAGAAAAAGTAAAAGGTTGTCCTACAAATCTCATTAAAAATAATGATGTATCTGTCCATACATAAATAGCGTCCCTACCTTTAATAGCACCTATAATTTTAGAACCTGCTGCTAATCTTTGTGTACCTGCTGTATTGTCCGCTGTAACAGTGTACGAATTTGTTTGATCAATAGATTCTTGATCCGAAAATCTTATAAACATATCATCTTGAGTGCTTGGATCTCCTACTGTAGTTTCGGTTCCAAAAAATACTAAATGCCTGTCTGGTGTAGAAACTAAAACATGTCTTGATGCGGTTGGTGCATTAGCTATTATAGTTGCTCTTGTTGATGTAGCGTTAGTAGGAGACGAGTCCCATTCAAAACAAGGTCCATTGTAAATTAATGCAATTAATTTTGTACCAAAATTATCTAAAACCCAAAGACCTGGATCAAGAGTTACATCATCAGAAGAAGACTCACCCCATGCTACAAATTCAGATATGTTGGTAACAGTAACACCTGCAGTATGAGTTGATTTAGTTGTTCCGTTAACACCTCTAGCTCCCCCACTTAAGATCCCTGTTCCCGTGTCATTGTTTGTGTAACTAATATCTTCTGTTCCTATTCTTATTTCTCCAGAAGGAGGAAACGCAGCAGAACTTGTAAGAACAATATCTGTTGTTATTGTATCGGTTAAAGCTGTTGCCAGAGTCGTCGTTGCAGGACCGCTTGCAGTCCCACCATAATTTGCCGTACCCCAACCAAAACCTCCTAACTGTTGCTCAGGACCTATGTTATAATATGGGCTTGCTTTACAACTTCCAACATTATTCGTAGTTGCAGAAGTTTCATTTGATGCCATAGTTATAGTGATAGAGGTAGCGCTAGGAATTGTGGCTGCCATAAATTTATTACCTTCAAAATCTGTTGTTTGAAAACTAGATCCGGTTAAAGTAGTTACATCTTCTAACAAAACTATATCATCTGCAACCATTCCATGTGGAGAAGGAAAAGTAATTGTAACTGTGGGTTGGCCGTTTACTGTTGAAAAATTACAACCACTAATAGATGTTCTTAAAGGAGTAATGTCATAATACGTACCCCCTGAATAAATATATAGAATACTATTAGTGCCTATAGCAGCGTATTTAATACCTGAATTATTGTCAAAATGATGTAAAGCTCTACCAGCTCCAGTTAATTTGTCCGCACCCAACTGATCCCAGCCACCTATTTTTTCAGGTGTTCCATATCTAAATCTAACATTATCTCCACCAAACCATTGTCCTTCGGCTCCGGTTTCTGACACTTGTTTATTAAATCCTGGTGCAAATCCTAATTTTTGTAGCATAAGAATCCCATTATAACTTATTATTTTTGTGTTGAAAGGTTCTTTTTTATGCTCTATATACGATATAAAGAAAGAATACAATGAAAACAACTATATATTGGGCCCCCGCTGACATGGACTTACATCACGATTGGAGTATTTTATATAAAGACCCTACAATTTTAGGAAATGATTTAAAGAAAAGAATGTCTAAAGACCTTGAAAAAAAATCTAATATTTTTTACTGTCCGGCGGTGAAAAATTTATCCTCTCGAATAGCTGTATTAAAATCCCCTATGAATTGTCACTACAAAATAAAAGATAGTGAGTTTACACCTATTTCTAAAAATTTTTTAAACGTTACTTTTCCACACATGATTAATTTTAAAAATAATATGATGTTTCAACTGTCCTCTTCTTACGTCTTCTTCTGTGAAGAAGATGTGCAAATGACTTTAACATCACCTTATTTCTCTAATAGTCCACATTTAAAATATGGCTCATTAATACCGGGAACTTTTAATATTTCTAAATGGTTTAGAAATATTAACATGGAGTTTAATTTATGGGATAATATAGATGAGTTTAAATTAAAAAAAGATGAAGATATAGCTTATGTTCATTTCGATAGTGAGCATGAAATACAATTAAAAAGATTTGATTTTACTGAAAGATTACATAGAATTACAAAAACTTGTTCCAAAGCAGGTATCTGGGAAAAGTTTATACCTTTGGTAGACAGATATAAAAGATTTAAAGAAGCTAAGTTTAAAAAAATTATTTTAAAAGAAATTAAACAAAATATTATTGACTGATGAAAATAGTAATTATTGGTCGAGGTAATGCAGGTTGTATCTCTGCCACACATTTTGCTCACTATAGAAATTTTATTGATACCAAAGTTGAAATAGAATTAATATATGATTCTTCAATACCTCCGGTGCCTACAGGACAAGGGACAACTTTAGACTTTCCAGATCTTTTATACGAAACATTTAACTTAGGTTATTTAAATAAATTTCCTACAACAACTAAGACAGGTATTATGTATGAAAATTTTGGTAAAAAAAATAAAAAAATATTTCACCATTTTCCTGTAGGAAGATACGCTTTACATTTTGAACCTAAACAATTCCAAGACTTTGTTTGCAATAACCTGGATATTAATTTTAAAGAAACAGATGAAAATATAAAAAAGTATAGTGATATAGATGCTGACTATATTATAGATTGTAGAGGTGCCCCTAAAAACTTTAATAAATATGACACCTTAACCAACCCTCTTAATTGCGCTTTGTTAGCAACACTTTCTAAAAAAGAAAATGACGTAGACTACACACGATCGATAGCTCACAAAAATGGTTGGTGCTTTTATATACCTCTACCAGATAAAACTTCTCTAGGTTATATTTTTAATAATAAAATTACTTCAGTAAAAGAAGCTACAAAAGATTTTAAAGAAACATTTAAAGTAAGTAAGATAAACAAAGTTTTTCCCTTTAGTCAGTATGTAGTTAAAAAACCTATTATAGATAATAGAGTATTGTTAAACGGCAATAAATTATTTTTTCTCGAACCCTTAGAAGCAACAGCGATGGGTGGTTATATAAAGTCTTGTAGATTTTATTTTGATTATATTTTTAATAACTGTACTAAAGAACACACTGTAAATAATATAAAGAATTATATAATACAAGTTCAAAACTTTATACTATGGCATTATTCAAAAGGTTCTACTTACGACACTAAATTTTGGAAACATTCAAAAAAACTTTGGGATAAACATGACAAACAAGACATAGAAGAAATAATTAAGGTAGTTAAAAAAATGTCCCCTAGTGATGTAATTAAAAGTGTTCCTACTAATTTTCAATATGCTCAATGGAAACAATGGAATTTTAAAAATTGGTTAAATGGAATAGATCATGCAGATAAAACTATCAGATAAATTTTATCTATTTAAAGATCTTATTACCCTGTCAAATAAATCTTTTATAAAAGACATAGACCAACAAATTGATTCTGGTAATTTATGTTTAGAGGTCCCTAAATACCAAACATATAATAACTTATACGATATTATGAAACATAAAAACAATTGGAAAACTTTATACAATGCGATTAAAGATAAAGTTTTAAGTATAAACAAAAACATAGAGCTACATAGTTCATGGGCAAACGTATCTAAAGAAAGTTCTTGTTTTATCAACCACACTCACCCAACAGAATTTACTGCGGTATATTATTTAAAAAATAATCTTTCTTGCTTTGGAACTATTATTGAAGACTCGGTTATTATTCCAGGAGAAGAAAACTCACTATTAATATTTGACCCTAAAATTAAACATTCAATTGTAAACACACCTAATAATATCTATAAAAATATAGGACCGAGATATTCAATCGTATTTGATTTTATTAGTGCTGGCAAATAACTTTTATTATTGTTCGTCTAAAAATCTATTTATTTGATTTCTATAGAAAACTATTTTTTGTGCATACTGATCTAAAATTTTATTTAAAGAATTAATTTGTAATTTACTTGTTTCTATAATTCTTTTTAAATCATCGTTCATTGCTAGTTCTGATTTATTGCGAATTTTTTCAGCCATTAATTTTTCTTTTAAATCATTGACTTCGTTTTCTAACTTTGTGTTTTTAAAAATTTGTTTACTTAATTCTTCTCTATCTGAAATATTCATAGTTTAATCCTTTTTGTATTATCCTGTAGCTCCTTGGAATAAAAGGAAATGATTCTACTTTAGTCCCAAGATACATATCAATTGTTGTTGGGTCGTTGATATACTCTACTGTTTTATTCCAAGATTCGTTTTTTTTCAAGTGGTTAGTTGTTTTAGAAATAGTGTCTTTCCAAAAAGGAGTATTAAATATTGAACCCCCATGATATACAAAACACAAAAAATTTTCATATTGCTTAGACATTGAATTAAATTTATCATTAACTTCGTCTTTTGTTAATTGACCTAGAATATAATCATAAAACATTCTATTTATATTATCATAGACAACACTAGATAAAGCTTCCATAGGTTCATAAAAAATAGCTTTGTTACCATTTTTAATAACCCTATTATCTAAAACATTATTTGCTCTATATGGTTTAAATTTAAATTGTTTTAAGTTTAGTTTTTTTGTGCCAAATATTTTTGATATATCTTCTTCAGCTTCTTTTGTTTTTGTTATGTTGTCATTAAAAAGATAACCCCAACCCTGTCTTGTTTTTAAAGGTATGCCAAACATCCAACCATTTTTAGTTGCTTGATGATATGTATAATTCCAATTACCGGGTTCTTTTACTGAATGAACTAGAGCATGATTTAAAGGTAAAAAATCAGGTATACTATAATCAGAATAATCTTTAGGGTATCCAGAACAATCTATGACATAATCATACTTTAATTTTTTCTTATCAACAGTTAGTGTAACCTCTCTATTGTTTTGTTTAATGGATGAAACGTCTCCTTTAATTTCTTTAAAGTTACGTTTATGATATTTCTTTAACCTTTTAAAAATAACATCTTTAAGTTTAAAATTATTAAAATGAAAAGCATAAGAAGGTGGAACGATAGGACTTAAAAAATCTTTCTTTCTCCAATCTTTGTACATAACACCGTGTTTAATTGTAAGATCTAACTCATCTGCATCTTCAAAACCGTTGTAGTTTGCAGCTTTAAATAAAACATCTGGTACTTGTATGTTTGTACTTTCTCCAATACCTAAAATATTTTTACTTGGATTGTGTATACAATCTATGTGTAAATCCATGTTTGCTGAATAATGTAGAAAATGACAAACAGTCATTACTCCAACAGTTCCTGTTCCTATTACTGCTATCCTCATCTTTTAACCTTTATTTCTGATGGTATACCCAAATGAGGTCTACCGTCATATATGTTTAATTGAGATCCTTTTGTTTTCATATTGTTGTAGTGAAGAAAAACTTGAGCACAGTTATTGCCTTTAAACGTTTCTCTGTGGTGTTCTAATTCCATGCCTCTATATATTAACATGTCTCCAGGTTTTAAATTTACTTCTTTCCCTCTTTTTTTAGAAGCTACATAAATTAATCTATCTCCTTCTTTTTTTTCAACACCTTCTTTTAAATCAGGGTTTAAAAATATAGGCCAAGTGTCTCCACCTAAAAATACTGTAGTAGATATTTCACAACTAAATCTATCTTTGTGTTTATGAAGTATGTCGTCTTTTTTATATATTCTAGCATAAGCATAATTTGGAGACAGTTTTAATTTTGTATTTTTTTGAACAGTTGGTGTCAATCTATCTAATAAAACTTCCATCAGTACATCACCGTAAATTGAATAAGTATTAGGCACTTGAGGATCATTCCAAGTTCCATATATATTTTCAAAAGGTGTAAAGTATTTAACTTCTATTAAAGTCTTAGCAGTTTTTCTTTTTAATACTAAGTAATTATAACATAATTCAGCCAACTCTTTTGAAATAGCATTTCTAATTATACAGTATTTATTTTTTTTAAAATTTATTTCCATGGTTTACCTAAGCTCCATATAACTAAACTGTACCTAGTCCCTTTTGTTACAGGTGTTACTCTATGCCAAAGGAAAGAAGGAAATACAACAATTGAACCTTGTGGTTTAATATTTTCAACAGTTGTAATTATTCTTTTATTTTTTTGTTTAGGGTTAGATAGATCAAATTGTAAATCTCCTCCTTTATAATCTTTAGGGTCAGATAAAGAAACAGTTACAGAAAGTTTTCTCATTTTACCAACATAATTTGGGTTGATAGATTCATAAACATTATGGCTTCCATCTGTATGCCAATCATAAAATTGATTTTTATTATACGTTGTAAATTGAGATGTTTCAGAATGATCCCATTCAAAATTCCACCCAGCATTTTTATTAGCAGCGTGTATATAAGGTTGTATAGTTTTAAATATAAATAAATCATCTAAAAAAACTACGTCTGATTTTCTAATCTTGTTTAACTCTTTCTTATCTTTTTTAGATAATTCTTTCTTTTTAAATGTAGGAGGAATTGCACCTACTGTTCCAATCATTTTGTTTTTTTGATTACCATATAAAATTAATTCTTCACAAAATTTTTTTGATAGGGCACTTTCAAAATACCAATAATCATTTTTTAACTGCATCTGTAATATCTTTATGGTCTTTCTTATAACGAATGTATTGAATTAAATCAATACAAATTCAGCAGAAGCCGGAGCCCAAAAATAAACTGATCCGTCACTAGTGTTGGCTAGCCATCTTCTATTTTCTTCGTCCCATCTTAAATTTTTGTAAACATCTGTTTCTGAAGGTAGTGCAACAGGAGGTTGCCATTTAAAATTTTCATCTAAAGCCCAACTAGCAAAAGGTTGCTCTTCTATAAAAACATCATTTACTGGATCATAGGTCATACCTTCACCAGCAAATCTTTGTCTAAAATTACCATTATAAGAAGTTTGAACCCACTTAACTCCTGTGAAAGAAAGGTTAACAGTTTTTTCAAAACGACTAGCAGCCGTCTCTGATTGATCTCCACCGTAATTATTTACTTCTTCATTACAAGCAACGAGCACTCTTAATACTTTATTGTTTTCATCTAATTCTGCGAAATGTGCCATTATATTGTCAAAGTCCCTGATACTAAAAACGTTGCTACTTGATCTCCTCCTACAGAAGTAATTGTATTTGTTGGAGGTGATACAGTGAATATTCCATCTGAAGGTGCTCTTAAGATTACCATTCCGGAACCACCATTTCCACCACTTAAATTTCTTTCTCCTCCGGCTCCGCCTCCACCGCCTGTGTTAGCGCCACCGTCTCCGCCACCTGAACTGTCTCCAGCTCCGCCGTTATTTTTACCACCGGTACCACCAGATCCAAAAGAACTACTGACATCATTTCCACCGCCGCCACCGCCGCCGGGAGCACCGTTACCTTGTTGGAATGGTCCTGGAGGTCCTCCTCCACTTCCACCACCACCGCCAGAATAAACGTAGTTGTTTCCGTCAATATTATTTGCAGAACCGTTTCCACCGGGTCCACCATTACCTGAACTTGGATATGGAGCACCTGCGCCACCTGCTCCGCCTCCTCCTCCACCGTTCCATGGATTGTGAAAAGCATTACCGCCATTATTTCCTTGAGAGGGACTTACAGGAGGAAAGTTTCCACTTCCTCCGGTCACTGCTCCTGAAGATGTTCCGTGACCTGCACCGCCACCAGATCCTCCGGGTACAAGAGATGGGTTTGGTGCTCCTGTAGCAACACCAGAAGGTGCTCCACCTCCACCTCCACCAGATGTAAATGCTTGAGGGGTTCCCGCTAAAAATACACTGTCACTACCTCTCATTGAAGAACCACCGCCTCCGACTGTCACTGTGTAAGCACCAGCTTCGACTGTAATTCCTGAACCTCCTGGGAAAGAAGTTCTAAATCCTCCGCCGCCACCGCCACCGCCAACGTGACCTCCTCCATGTCCGCCACCAGCTACAACTAAGTAAGCAAAAGTAACAGGAGGATTGTCTGCTTTTCCGGAACCAAATCCTAAAACTTGATAACCGAACATTTTACCTTTACGTGATTTTTTATTTTTTGAGTTTTTACCTTCTACTGTAAGAGGTAGATTTAATTTGTCTCTCATATCTAAATTCCTTATGCGTCGTTAGCAGCATCAGTAGTAAAAAATAATTTGATACCTAATAGTTTTGCATCTGCTGTTAAATTATCTGCTGAAACATCTCTAAAGATATTAAAAAATACTTGTTCACCTGCCGCAGGTGAACCTGCAATTGTAATTGCAG